TTGTACACCTTTATCTTTAAAACTTCTTAAAATAATAGATTTATGATAACCAAATCTATCAGATAATGAAGGTGTACCAATATAGTCTTCATTATATAATCTTATCATTTCTGATAAAACATCTTCAGGTATTTCAATTTTCTTTTTTCCCATATAATATAAATATACCCATAAAATATATTATTGTAAATAATACAAAAAAAAAGAGGGACCGAAGTCCCTCTTAGTATTATAGTTTTAAGAATTTATTATCTTAATTCTCTTACGTCAAATGTACGTAAACCGTCTACACGGATATGGCCGTAAAACCTGTTGTTCACCATTTTTTTGGCGTAACGAGTCATGATACCTTTAACAGGTACAAAGTTAAACGGATTGTACATTGTAGGTGTTAATTGTAGAGGTACATACGGTGCGTAGATGTAACCTGTGTCTAACAATGATTTTCCTTTGTGTCCAATCAATACAGAGTATGCTGGTGCGTAAGGGTCACGGTAGATAGTATATCTTCCTGAAAGTGAACCTACTCTTTCGATACCCATGTTATATTGGTCTTGCTCAGGAGAAGCGTTAGATACGTGGAAGTATTCTAAATCATCAAAAACAGCAGATACTTCAGAAGATACAACTACGAAGTTAGCTCCACCTCTCAATGTAGCTTTGTGAATTTGTGCTGAGATTTGGTTGATAGCTGTTACTAACGTTTGGTTCCAGTCTTTTTGAGTGTAACCGTTGTTGTTAGGTAGTCTCTTCCATCCGTTGTAATCCCAACGTAATTGCCATGCTGCACCTGTACGTAAGTCACGTAAGATTTCACGGTCAATTTCTGCCGCAACTTGCTCAGAAAGTAATGCTGTCAATTCAGCTTCAGCGTCGATGTTGTGGAATGCACTAACATCTTGTGCTAATTCAGGAGTCCAAGTAGCTCTTAGTTTTCTTTCAGTTACAGATACCGTTACAGAATCTAATTCGAAAGAAACTTCACCCATTTGAGATTCCATTTCTAAGTCAGCGTATTGTCTATAAGTGATAACAAAACTAACACCACCTAATGTAGATACACCAACTCCAGGTACGATAGATGTATTACCAGATTGAGCTCCGATATAACCATCAAATGTACCTGATGAACAAGTAATACACTTAGGGTGAGTTAAATCTACTTCAAGATACATAATACCTTCACCAGTACAAATATCACCATAATTAACAATACCTTTACCATATCTTTGTGTTACAACTCTTACAGGAACTTCATCACCTGGAGCGTAAATAACTTCACCATCTTTATCTTTAAGACTACCACCACCGACAGTAACAGCTAAAGAAGCTAAGAAAGCCTCAGTATCCATTTCATTTCCATCAGGACCTAAAAGTCTACCTTGACCATTATTGTTAAATCCTGTTAATTCAAGGATTTGAGTTCTAACAGAACCGTCACCAGCAAAAGCTGATACACCATCTGTAAATTCGTTACCTGTTGTACAAGATGTCCAAATAACTGGTACACCGTTAGTAACAACTAAAGTGATTTTACCTTTTGATTGGTCATATAAACCATCATTGTAAAATCTATCGTAAAGATTTTTAGCACATTCTACATATGTAGTCTCAGGACAAGTTGCGTTATCTACAGAAAGACAAGGTGTAACGATTGGTTCACCGTGCTTATAAACTGTGCTTTCACCTTCAGTAGCTTCGATTCTTTCAGAAATCTTAGGTACAAAGTAGAACAATTTACCGATAGGTAAGTTCAACGCTTGTACAGACACGATGTCGTTAGCTAATAATTTAGAGAATACACGTCTTACGATAGGGAAAACTACAGTTTCAAAAGAACCAGTAGATGCACCACCCGATGTGTCAGTCTCATTGATAAGAACAGATGCTTGGTTTTCATACAACAAAGCCATATTCTCACGTACATGTCCTGTAAGTCCTTCTAAGAACCCAAGGTCATTCCATTTGTTTACAGTTGCCTCACGGATAGCTTTTTGGTGCTTTAATCCGATATTACCAACCTCTCCAGATTTTAATAAATATCCCATTTTTTTTTTGTTTTTTATTTTATTATTATTTTAGTGTTTATATTCGTATTCCCACAATCTTTTCATATTTTCTAGTTGGGGGTCTACATAAACTTTTGATTCAGTAATTTGTGTTGATGAACCACTACTTTTAGTATCATTGAATTTATTTTCAATAGATTCTTTGATTGGAGCTTTAGTTTTAGAAATTTCTTTAACTAAATTTTTGTAGATATTTTTAGATTCTTTAAGAGTTTTTGCCTCATCAAATCTTTTGATGATATCCACCTTCTCGTCTTTAGTAGTTGAGTGTTCAGTAAACAATCTTACTGTGTATGTAAGGTTGCTATTAAAGATAGCTACCTCATTTAATTTATTTCTGAACTCTTTAAGAGCGTCGACCATTTTGTTATAGTCTTCTGTTAAACTCTTATTTTCAGAATTGATAGAACTAACTTTGTTTTTTAGAACTTTGTTTTCAGTCATTAACTGTGTAACTCTTGGTGTTGTTGATTCTCTCATACCTAATTTTTCACGGTTTGAGTTCATGTCAGATGATTTACGATTCCCAACTTTTCCAGCTTTAGATAATGTACGAGGCATTCTACCTTCTTCCATTTCACCATCTTCATCCTTAGATTTATCAGACATGTATTTATCAGACATGTATTCATCATCATCACCTTCTTCATCTTCAGATAAATGAATTTCGTAGATAACTTCTTCACCCATTCTATTAAAGGCTTCATCATCTTCGTTTTCTTCATCATCAAACATATCTTCTTCATCATCAAACATGTCTTCTTCATCATCAAACATTTCAGTGTCGTCAGAACCACCAAGTTCTATTCTGTACTCAGCACCAGTTGCGTTATCTTTGATTTCAATGTTACCTCCGTCTTGAACAACCTCGATTTCATCTTCTGGGCTCATTTTTTTGAACACATTAACTACTTTCTCGATATCTTCCTCACCCGTAAGGTCTACAACATCTACATCATCATCGTCCTCGTCATCTAAATCTAAACCATCAAGGTCGTCATCATCGTCCTCGTCATCTAAATCTAAACTGTCAAAGTCGAATTCTTCATCGTTACCAGCACCTAAGCCGGCTACATCAGAGTCATTGTCTAACTCTAAATCCACATTCTCTTCATCTTCGTCTTCTGTTAAGCCACTCCAATCTCCTAGAGATTCTTTTACCATTTCCTCAATTTCTAGACTCATTGTATGAGCTAGTATTTCTTTCGCGTTGGCTTTGAAAGCATTGTCTATGTGCTCCGCTTCCATAAAAGCTTCATCGATGATAGACTTTCTTGTTTCAGCCATTTTTTTTGTTTTTTTAAACTGTTATTATGAAAAAATAGCGCTTTAAAACGCTAGTTTCTCAAATAAATATGTATTAAATGTGGAAAAGATTGATTTTTTTAAAAAGATTATTTAAAAACAATTGATATTTATTATTGTATGAAGTATCTTATGTCCGACATTGTAAATCAAATTCTAAGTGAAAGAATTGAAAAACCTCATTTAACAGAAAAAAATGGGGATTTAGAAGAAATCAAATTCTTAAAATCTTCTATAGAAAAAAAATTAAAAAATGTTTATCGGGAGATAACAGGCAAAGAATTAACCCTACCTAACATAGAGATTAATATAGATAACTCTATTAAAAAAGGGAAAATAGCTGGTTTTAATCATCCTAAAAATGGTGAAAACGCAGAGATGGGTATTAAAGAAAAGGCTTTAAAAGATAAGGAATATCTAAAATGGATTATAGTACATGAATTAATACATGCGTCCGTTGGGGAAGATTTACCACAAAGTGATGAACATTCGGGTTTATTTAAAAAATTAGCTGATAGAATGGGATTACCTAAAGAATACCAAGATTAAATACTAGGTACAAAAAAAAGACCCATTTCTGAGTCTTTATTTAATTAAGCTGTAACTTCTACCCGAATTACATCCTCAATTGATGATTTAACAGCCGATACAATCTCGTAGTCTAATACCGTACCATCTAGGTACTTGTGAGTTCTTGCTTCAGCTTCAGTACAAGTCATTGCATCAACAAGATACTGTGTTTTGATTTTTTTTATTTTTCCTGTTTCTTCGTTTACATCTTCGAATTCAACCTTGATAAGGAAAAAATTTGTTACTTGGTCTCCCATTTTTAATACTTTTTAAATTAATAATTTATTTACGTATTAATGATAAGGATAATAAATTAAATAGTGAAGTATTAATTATCACTAAATCCTGAACCAAAAGAACTTCTACCATGACCAGCCAATCTATGTTTAAACTCATGACCAGTAATTTGTAATTGTTCACCAAACTTATGTAAAGAAGGTAATAAATCAATTAATAATTGTTTTATTTTTTCGGTGAAAACTTCATCATTACCCATAGCGTCTGAAAAATTAGAAAGAACATCTACTCTTCTCTTGAAAGTGTTTAGTTTTTTAATCATGCTTCTAGCATCTCTAATTAAATCGTCTTCAGTAAATTCGTTTATAACGGTTTCAACCTCTTTGATAAGAGAACCAATAACTTCAGAAGTTTCACTTAAATAACTTATAAAATCATTCTTTGAATGTCCATCCACCACAGCATTAGCTAAACCTTCGATAACGAGTGTTAAGTCATTATATACGTTAGCTAAAGTAGTCATAGAAACTCCGGCATGAATAGACATGATATTTTTATCATCATACCCACCAACTTCCTTAAGTAATTCTTCTTTTATAATTTTACGAATATTCATTAACTTAAAGTTTTTAAAGCTTGTTTAAATTTCACACCAAAACCACCTTTTAAATCCATTTGTTTTAATAATGTCATTATAATATTAACTTGTTCGTCAGCTGATTTAGATTTTAATGTTGTAAGCAACTGATTAAAAACTGTTGAGTCTAACACTTTTCCAGTTTTTGCTTCTGAACCTTGTGACATTTCCTGACCTCCTTGTTCACCTTCTTCTCTAATAATTTTTTGAACTAATTTTTCCAAATCAGCTTCGTTTAATTTAATTACTTTTTTCATATTAATTTTATTTTATTTATTTTTGCTGCTTTGCTTTTAGCTTAAGCTAGCTGCTGCGCGCTTTTATTTTTTATAGTAAAAATTTATTTAAATTGTTTAATAATTTAGATTCATTTTCAGATAAATATAGGTTATCTGCTATTATATTTGAACTACTATTTAATAAATCCATTTTTTTATTAGTAGATTCCGTATAAGGTTTAAGGTCATTCTTATCAGAAGAAATCCAAGAACCTGGAGTTGATGGTGAAGTTACAATATCCCAACAGATTAACTCAAAGTCATCTTGAACTACATTCTTACCACCTTCATTTTTAAGTGAACCTACACCTCTAGATGAGATACCTACGGTCCAACCTTTTCTAATCATATTAAGAACTTTATCACCAACTGATGAAATAATTCCCATTTTATGATATCCTGGTGTTGTATCTAATTCTAATGTACCCATTAGAGTTTTGCCTTCCCACCATAATTCAGTTACCATATGTGATACCCTTTCACCATCAATAATAGATGATTCTGGGTGGTTTAATTCACCCAAAGAAGTACCCATTTTGATAAACTCTTGGTATCTTTTAGCTTCTCTTTCTAAGATATCTTTAGGGTAGACCCTACCGTTTTTATTTTCTACACCCCACTTTTGTAGTACGGCATATATTTCAATTTTTTCAGGTAAAGGCCCGTCCATAGTGAAATTCATTCCAGACTTAAATTCTCTAATTAAATTAACGTTTGAACAAACGCCATCTTTGCAAGTTAATTCAGGTTTAATATACCCTGAATCATATTCAACTAAAAAACCTGTACCTTCTTCACCTGGTTTTAATATTTTCATATTTATACTTTTTCTTATAAATATGCTATATTAATCTTTGGAGCAAAAAAAGAGGGGTTACTACCCCTCCTTTTTATTTTTTTGTTTTATAAAATTCAAAAGTTTCGTCTTTTTCAAAGACATCTGATATTATTTTTTGAGATATGGACTCAATCATTGGTTTCATCTCATCTGAATTTATAGGTAAAAATGGTTCTTTTTTAAATAAAGTTATTTCAACCGACATAAAACTTCTTTTATCAAAATTAATACCTGATGAAGCCATATTAAAATCTACTATTGATTTTGTTTTGTGGAATTCGGTATCGTTTAAAATTTCAAACAACTTACTTTTTACTCTTTTTGATTTTTTCTTAATGATATTATCGTAATTTTCTAAACCATACTCTTTAGGTTTTCCCCACGCGGATATTTGGATATAAATAGATTTAGGTTCTTTGTTATCTACTGTACCCGATATTACGTTATATTGGTATGGGGTTTCTACTCTCATTTCTTTACCTCTTTTCATTATTGAATTGTTTCTGCCACTGTGTTATACACGGTATCTAACATTCTTAAAGAAACCATATAAGGGTCACAATTTGACGCCGGTCTTCTATCTTCAAAATAACCACATCCGTCAATTATTGCTTGAGCTGGAATTCTAATACTTGTGTCTCTTGTACTATATCCATAACTAAAATCGTGAATACTAGATGTTTCGTGTTCACCACTTAATCTTTCATTGTTATGTAAACCATAAACTTTAATGTGTTCTTCATGATTATTTTTGAGTTTTTCCATGGTATCCTCAATTATCTTCAAACCACCTTCTTCACGCATTTCTTTTGTTGAAAAATTAACATGACATCCTGAACCGTTCCAATCACCTTTTAGTGGTTTTGGGTGTAAAGATACGTTTACATCGTTTTCTTCTGCCACACGGTCTAAAATATATCTAGAAACCCACAATTGGTCTGAACCATTTAATGGTGCCACAGGTCCGATTTGATACTCCCATTGACCTAAAAGAACTTCGGCATTAATACCAGAAACCTCTAAACCTATTTCTAAACATTTTTCCATGTGTTCCTCAACAATTTTACGACCAACAACTGTATCTGAACCGATACCACAATAATAGTCCCCCTGTGGTCTAGGTAATCTAGAGAGGTCACTAGTAAAACCTAGAGGTAACCCTACACCTTCCCCAAAAGGCATTGATGGTTTATGGGTTAACGTATATTCTTGTTCCCAACCAAACCAAACATTACTCTCAATGTTTTTATTTTCCAAAATAAACTGACTTAATTTATACCTAGTATTACTTTTATGTGGTGTACCATCAGGATTCATTACCTCACAAAAAACCAATAAATGGTTTCCACCTCTAAAGGGGTCTTGTTTTACAAAAACTGGTTTAAGTATACAATCTGTATTTTTACCTTTACCTGCTTCTGCTTGATTTGTTGAGCTACCGTCAAAAGACCACAATGGGTACTCTGACGCTTTTAATGTATCAGCTTTAGAAACTACTTTTGTTTTACTCCGTAATTGTTGTGGTTGATTACCATCCAACCAAATGTATTCTAATAAAATTTTATTCATATATAATTTTTTTCTTAATTATACTAATTTTTTAACATAAAAAAAAGCCCCCCTAAAATAGGGAGGCTTTATCATATTTTTTAATAATAATATTAAATTTTATTTATTTTCTTCATTATTTTTTTGGTATCTTTCTATACCCAAGACACTATTTAATTTTTCAATTATTTTTGTGATTAATGTTTTTTTATTTTTTTCACCAGTCAGAGAACCCAAATTTTCTAAAACAGAAATTAAATATTCTAGTGTAACATAAATAAATAAAGTACCATGTAACCAAACAAAAAACCCTTTAGCCATTGTAGATAATACATCATCCTGACCACTGTACTCTAAACCAATACTATTGGTTATAAACAATAAGGACATCCATACAAAAACTTTTAAACCAAACCTACTAAATTTGTGTGATTGTATTTTTTCTCCTCTTGCTCTTGATGCTGCTATACCAGTAATTAATTCTAATATTACAAGTACAACAAAGGCTAAAACAGTTAAACCTTGTAATCCCATTGAAGTTTCTATGATACTAGATATTCCTGCTATAGGTAGTGTTATTGTTAGTAAATTAGAATGTACTATTGAATTATTAAAATCGTGTGTACAGTTAAAACCAAAATTGTTAACAATGTAATTAAAAAATCGACTAATCATTTTTAAGATTCTTTTTCAATTCATACAGCCTTAAAACTTTTTCGTTAAAACTGTCGTTATTTTCACTCATCTTGTAAATAACATCTTTAGTTTCTAGTAGTTTTGATTTTACTGTTACATTGTCCCCGTAATCATCTAAATGTTGATTAACTAGTTGGATTGTTTCCTTCACCAAATCAGACACTAAAGTTTTTGTTTTTTCTTCGTTATTTTCACGCAAAACCTTTAAAATCTTTTTTTCTTCCTCAGTTAAGGAATCATTATATTTTTCATTAAATTTATTTACAGCTACTTCTAGAAATTTCCTAGGGTCAATATTTTTTCTAACATAAGATTTATCTTCTGATTCTGAAATAGTTTCTTTATCAGACATTAACCAAGAAATAACATTAGTTCTAGATTCATGTAGTTTGTCTATTGTAGAAACACTTTTCTTGGTTGTTAGTAAATTTTGTAAAGATTCGTGTAACCCTTTTGTTTTAACCCCACTCAAATCAATATTATATTTTTCTAATAAAGAAATTAATTTTTCTGATTCTGTAGATATGGATTTTTCACCTCTAAAATTTTCTAATAAAGAAATAGATTCTTTTAAATATTCATTAGCCGCTGTTTCACTTTTTATTGTTTTACCCTCGATATTCTTGTAAACAATAAAGGTTGTTCTAAGAGTTTCGTTTTCTTTAAGTATTTTTAAGAAGTTTTTATATAAGTCTTTTCCTGATTTATCTTCAGAAATGTAAGATTCTATTAACTTCTCAACGAATATATCTTTTAATGTACCAAAGTTCATAATTTTATTTTTAAAATAAATATGCTTTAGCTACCAAGTATTTCATCATCACCTTCATTAAGTAACAAATCTATACCCTTAGTCATCATTAAAATATCTTCATTTTTCTTTCTACCTTCAAGTAATAATTTATTAATTACATTCTCATCACCTCTAAAGCTTTCACCAAAACCACCAACTTCTTCACCTCCTCCAGCTTCTTCACCGCCTCCAGCTTCTTCACCGCCTCCGAAACCTCCAAAGCCTCCAGCTTCTTCACCACCTCCTAAACCTCCAAAGCCTCCAGCTTCTTCACCGCCTCCAAAGCCTCCAGTTTCTTCACCACCAGTTTCAGTCCCAGCCGTTTCATCTGATTTAACAGGAATTTCACCATAAAGTTTATCAACGTTCTTAAAGAATCCTGTGTTTTTGATAATTTCAGCAGTATTTTCAAGTTCCTTAGCTGCCGCTCTTTCAAGTCTTTGTTGTTCTAAATCTTCTAAGATTTCATCATTAGACCAATTAAAGATATTTTTTTTAGCCCATGTGTGTGATGTTGGAGCAATTCCACCATCAACAGCACTAACAAGGTCTTTATACAACAAAACTTTTTCTTTCCATTGTTCAACTTTAAGAACTTCACCTTGAGTAGATGGATTGTTAAGGACTAGTTTAAAATTATTTAACTCATCGTGGAAACCTAAAATATATAAATGGATAATAGCTATTTTATTTAACTCTTGAACCATAGCCTGTTGAATTCTATTTATGGTCCTAGCAAATCTAATATCTAACATAGCTAAATTACCACCCTCACCAACGACATCATCAAAACCTAGGAAAGTTTTTGGTACTCTTAATGCTGTAACCATTTTTCTTTGGATAAATTGAATATCTGCAATTTGGTCTAGGTTAGACGCACCCGCCAACGTTTCAATTGGACTAGAAGCGTTAGCATCTCTTACAGGTACAAAGTAATCTTGGTCAACTGCCAAAGTATTATATCTTAAATCTACCTGACCTGTTTGACTATCAGCTTTTTGTGTTCTTTTAAATTTATTAGCAACTTTTTGTACGTAAGCTTCAACATCATTATCATCAATGTTACCTACATAAACTTTAAATACTCTTCTTTCAGGTGCTCTAGTTACACGATAAACTAACATAGCGTCTTCTGCTAAAAGAAGTTGTTTCCATATTCTCCTTACTTTCTCTAATACCGAAGTACCATAAGGTAATTTTCTATCATCACCTAAAAGTCTAAAATGAGCTATTTCCCAAGCGTTAAACTCCATGGTTTTATCTCTCCAAAAGAATTTAACTTGTTTTTTCTGTGTTTCTTCTTTTGTTTCTTCTTTTTGAGCTTGAAAAGGGAATACGCCTGTTTCTTTTCTTTCAATATCAATATTTGTTAATTGAGAAGAACCAACAATACCATCCCTGTAATCTATTTTTAAATAAAGAAAGTTATCACCGTATTTACATGTATTTCTAGTCCACATCGGTAAATTTGAGTGGATGTCCATTACATTAAAGAATAAATCTTCTAAAACTTTTTTAATTCTAGATGAATCAGAATAAACACTTAAAATTTTACCTTGTTCGTTTAATGTACAAGATTCTTCTGACATAATATCTAAAGCGACAGCAATTTCAGGGGTAAACTCCATTGCCTCGTAATCCATATAAGAGGCAACCCTAGAAGTTTCATAGTAAATCGCTTTTTGATATAATTCACTATCTACTTTAGCCCATTGACCTTCTAAGTATTTTTGTTGTTGTCTTTGTAATTTTTCTTTCTCAAACTCCTCTCTGGACTTTGTAACAATTAAATCTCTATCACCTAAAGCGTATTTGTTATATATGGTATTGGCTTTTATACCACCATTACCTTGACCAAAAAGGTAAAAGAGTTTTTGATATACCGTTAAATTTTTATTTTCTTCTGCCATTTAAAAAAATGTTTTTTATATTATAAATATTATTAATAAAGTTAACCGACACTTTA